AATGCAAAGAAGCCGAGTATTTTGGTATTAGAACAGTAGAAAATCTAGCCGAAGTGAACGATGGCGCATTGCAAAGAATGGGCATGGGCTGGATGGAATTGAGAAAGAAAGCGCGGGATTATCTAGCGGCAGCGGCAGGAAATGCGCCTATTAACGCACTACAAGCCGAAAACGAGCGATTACGTAATGAATTTGAAGCGCTCAAAGCCTCACTAGAAAACCCGGAAGTGAAACGCGGAAGACGCAAAGAAACCGAAACCGTCGAGGGCTAACTATGAATTACACCCTGCTAGAGCTAGTGCAGCAGGTTACTGGTGAACTGGGTTTAAGCCGCCCGACATTGGTTATCGGGAACAATGACCCGCAGATCATACAACTACTCGCCTTGGTCAACCGACTAGGGCGAGACCTTTGCACACAAGGCGAGTGGCAAAGGCTGAATACTGAACACAGCTTTACTACGGTTCAGGGGCAAACACAATACGCCCTACCGAGTGACTGGGGCAGACAAATACCCCAGACGGAGTGGGATAGAACGTCACAATGGCCGCTCATAGGGCCTGCAACTACTCAAGAATGGCAGATTTATAAATCAGCGATTATCAGCGATGGCCCGAACCTTCGTTTCAGAATTGCTAACAATTTCCTAGAGGTTGACCCGCCCACGGGTGATTTAAACCTGTCTTTTTACTACATTTCAAAAAACTGGATTGATGCAGGTGGCGGGGTTACTCGCAAAACCTACGCAGCCGATACCGACCAAGCGATATTTGACGATTCGCTGATGGTTTTAGGTCTAAAAGTACAGTGGAAAGCCTCTAAAGGACTTGACCCTGGCTTAGACTTGCCGGAATTTAGAAACATGCTCGACACGATTAAGGCTCAGGACAAATCAGCGCAAAAACTTACACTCGGCGGTTTGCCAAGAAATATATTGCTGACTGAGTGGAACATACAAGACGGCAATTTTCCGAGCTAGTCATGGACAAAAAAGCCCTTATTAAAGCACTACGCGATACCGTACAAAGCGCGTCAAACACGGTGGCGAGTGGTGTGTCTGCCCCGGTGGACTTAATAGCCGCCGGACTTCGTAAAGTAGGTATGCCCATTCCCCAAGCGCCTGTAGGTGGGTCTCAATGGATGGAAAACATGGGACTGACTGTGCCTGTTGAGGATGGCATACCCAAGCTGGCAGGGGAAACTTTGGGCATGATAGTACCTATGGCAGCAACCGCGAAAGCCCCACAAATAGCCGCTGCTGCAAATAGAGGACTGGAAAACCTAGCCGCACCCAGAACCCTGAACACGCCGGGATATGGTGGACAGAGGGGCGCGATTGTATGGCATGGAAGCCCGCATAAGTTTGAAGCGTTTGATGCTTCCAAGATAGGAACGGGGGAAGGTGCGCAGGCTTATGGGCATGGAATTTATACGGCAGAAGCCCCAGACGTTGCAAAGCAATATGCAGAAAAAGTTAAAGACATGGGAACAATAAAACAAATAAATTCCGAAATGTCAAAACTTGCCAAAATAATGGATGAAGATTCCATCGCTGGACAATATCGAAATTTCAAAACTAGCGCAGGAAAAGAAGCCCAAAAACGCTATGATGAATTGATGAATATTCGGTCTGGTGTAAGTAATGCGTCTGGAAACCTCTACAAAGTAGATCTACCCGATGAAGCCATAACCCGTATGCTGGATTGGGATAAACCGCTCAGTCAGCAAGCGCCGGACGTACAAAAAGCGCTATTGCAAACAGGCGATAAAACTATTGCAAGGATGATTAATGAAAAGCCTGTTTCTGTAAACAAGGGTGAATACTGGAGTTACTTAGGGAATACATACAATTCCAAAGCAGAGGCTTTAGCAGATTCAACACCGTTTCAATTAACTATGGGCAGGACAAGCATTGCAGAGACACCAGCGGAAGTATCAAAAAGACTTCAAGCCGCAGGCATTCCCGGCATTCGCTACCTAGACCAAGGCTCACGCGCTACTGGCGGTACATCAAACTTTGTCGTATTCCCAGGTGAAGAAAGACTGCTCAGAATACTAGAACGCAACAATCAGCCTATGGGCTTGATGGGTGTCAAATAATGGCAACAGCACGAGCTACCTCAATACCTGCCCCGGTTGGCGGTCTAAATGACCGAGACAGCATTGCTGATATGAAGCCGCAATATGCGCTCATACTTGATAACTGGTGGCCTTATCCTTCGTATGTAGGGGTAAGAAAAGGCAGCACTAACCACGTTACAGGTTTTACTAATCCGGTGCAAACGCTGGTGGAGTATTTGCCGACAAGTGGAAGCTCAAAACTGTTTGCGGCGGCAGGGTCAAGCATTTTTGACGTGACTACAGCCGGAGCGGTAGGCGCGGCAGTCGTGACCGGGCAGACTTCAGCACAATGGCAGCACGCTAACGTGACTACGTCGGGTGGGTCTTTTCTGTACTTGGTGAACGGACAAGATAACCCGCAGTTATACAACGGCACGACATGGGCACACATAGACCACACGTCAAGCCCCTCAATAACGGGTGTCACCACATCAAACCTAGTGCATGTGTGCGTTTTCAAGTCAAGACTTTATTTTGTGGTTAAAAACAGCATGCAAATTGCTTTTTTGCCTGTTGGACAGGTAGGCGGCAATGCTAACTTTTTGGATTTAAGCACTGTCTTTCGTGATGGCGGGTCTATTATGGCCTGCTATACATGGACAGTGGACGCTGGCGCGGGTGCTGATGACCATTTTGTCGTAATCTCGACGATGGGCGAAGTGGCGGTATATCGAGGAAGTAACCCAGGTTCAGGTGGTGATTTTTCGATAGTTGGGGTGTTTCAACTAGGTAAACCGCTTGGCCGTCGATGCGCTGAGAAGTACGGCGGGGATTTGGCCATTAACACGACTGAGGGTGTTTTCCCGTTGGGGCGTGGTCTTTTGTCGGCAAGCGTGGATAGAAGCGTGGCCTTAACTGACAAGATACAAAACAGCGTATCTATTGCAGCGAATTCTTACGGTTCGTCGTTTGGGTGGCAATTAACGCTCTACCCTGATGCGAACATGATGCTATTGAACGTACCGAACCCCGGCGGGAATTACCAGTACGCACAAAACACGATTACGGGCGCATGGACTAAGTTTGTTGGCTGGAACGCTAACGTACTACTACACGCTTCTACCGGGCTTTATTACGCCGACAACACGAAAGTTTATAAGGCATGGGTCGGCGACTTAGACAACACAACGCCTATACAAGCTGACTGCTTACCAGCCTTTAATTACTTCGGTAACAAAGCTTTCAATAAGTATTTCACGATGGTCAGGCCGTATATTTTAACGACTGGCAGCCCATCGGTGCTTTACGGACTGAACACTGATTATTTAGCCCAAGACGCTCAAGGTACACTGAATTACACACCACCCACGGGTATGGTGTGGGGAACGATGGTATGGGGGTCGATGGTTTGGGGTGGCGGGTTAAGACCAATAACCGGATGGAATACAGTGGGCGCGGTGGCAAATAGTGCAGCGTTAAGGTTGAAAGTACAGAATAACGGCTCTGAGGTTAGGTTCAATAATGTCGATTATCTTTTCCAGCCGTCAAACTCTGTTTTATAAGGCTAAATATGTACACTTTTCATGAAGCAAAAATAGCAAGCAATTTGCCTGATTTTTGTCGATTGACAAGTGAGCATTACCAAGAAATGAAAGAACGATTAGAAAAAGATGGCATAAAAACTTCACCATTTAACCCGCAATTAGACAGGTACATCAAATTTAATAATGATGGCTGGTTAAAGTTTTTCATTGTAAAACACGACGCTGAATGTGTCGGTTACTGTTTGATTTATATCACCAATGATATGCACAACGGTGATAAAATAGCCAAAGAAGATGCGTTATTCGTTACCCGAAACCATCGGAATGGCATTGGCAAGAAATTAGTACAGCATATATTGGCTGAACTAAAAAAACTTGACGTTCAAAAAGCCTATTGTACAGCCGTGACTGACTTAAGAGTTAGCAAGTTATGGCAAAGAATGGGTTTTAAGAATATGGCAACCGAAATGGTTTATGAATTGAGGTAAATATGTGCAGCTCTAGCCCACCCCCCGCACCCGATTATGAAAAAGCCGCACGAGAAACAACACGCGGCAATCTTGAAACTACACGCGCAGCGATTCGAGCTAACCGAATTAATCAATACACGCCTTACGGACGTTTAACCTATAAACAAACGCCCGTGGGCAAGATTAACTACGAATCCTATAACAAAGCGCTTGAAAATTACAAAAACCCATTGCAAACTCGGCAAGAAACTTACCAAAAATTAAGAGACGGCGAAAATTTAAGTTACGGAGGAGATTCGCCAGGTAGCGAAGCTAGGCCTGGATGGGCAACAATACAACCAGTAAGACCTGATGGCGGACAAGGCAACGCGCCAAAACCCGAAGACTTCATGGAATACGACCCAGATACAGGCTGGGAGCAAACAATGGAGCTGACACCCGAAGCACAGGCCGCTCTTGACCAACAACTTACCTTAAACCGCAAGTATGGTGAGGTGGCAAACCTTGGCTTTGACAGAGTACGCTCGATATTTGAAAACCCTCAATTAGATGTTGGCGCTTTACCTAAACGTGCGATTGACGTAGGCCAGACCGCGCAAGAAGCGTTATTGGCCAGACTTAACCCACAACTACAGTCTCAAGAAGAAGCAACACGGCAACGGTTAGCAAACACTGGCATTGGTCTAGGCTCGGATGCTTTCTCGCGCGAGATGGCAATACAAGGCCAACAAGCTAACGACTTGAGACTGCAAGCTGCATTACAAGGCATAAACCTTGACCAAGCTAACCGCGCTTCTGCCTTACAAGAACAAGCCTACCTACAAGACCGACCGCTCAACCTGATTAACGCCTTAAGAGCTGGCAACCAAGTACAAGCCCCGCAATTCCAACAGTTTGCACAACAGGCAACGACTTCCGGTCCCGACATGATGAAAGCCGCGCAGCTAGGGTATGGCGCACAAATGGACGCATATAACGCTGACCAAGCCGCAGGTAGTGGGATGATGGGGGGATTGTTTGGCTTAGGGCTAGGTTTGGCTGGACTTCCTGTAGCTGGGGTAGCACCTGGAATAGCTGGCGGTTCACTTGGCGGCAACGCACTTAAAGGATTATTTTCTGACGAACGTTTGAAAAAGAACATTAAACCAGTCGGAAAAATGGGCAATGGCTTAACTATTTACTCATACGAATATATATGGGGAAGCCCGACGCAATTTGGTGTTATGGCGCAAGAAGTCGAGAAAGTTATACCCGAAGCGGTATCTCATGTAAACGGATACAAGATGGTGGATTATGCGAGACTTTGACCTAGAACAACAGCTAATAGACGCAAGACGCAGACGCTACGGCGAACAAGCCCAAACACAAGCCCCACAAGGCAGAATGGTAGGTGGTAGATTTGTTGCGCCCCATGCCTTAGAGTACCTTGCGGCTGGACTACGTGGCTTTGGTGGTATTCGTGGCGAACAAATGGCAGAAGATGAGCTAAGACAGCTACAAACTACACGACAGCAAGCTTTAGCCGATGCCTTGCATGGGTTTAATGAAAACATGCAGGACAGGCCAGCGGAAGTATTGCCGCCTGATGTTGCAGGGCCACCACAGCCCGCCAGACCGCAAAACATACCCGCAGCGTTTCGCGCACTAAGCACTTCACCTGATGCTGCAATGCGTCAATTTGGTATGCAAGGAATGGCGCAAATACCGCAAATTGAAGCACAAAAAGCGGAACGTGAAGCACAAAGAGAGTTTCAACGACAACAGGCAGAATTGCAAAGACAGCAACGCATTCAAGAATTGCAAATGCAACAACAAGCAAGGCTTGATTCTATGCGTGAGCAAAATGCCACCCGTGAACAAATGGCGCAAGCACAGCGAGAATTTCAATCGCAATTAGCGGCAGAAAATAGAGCGCATCAAGCCAGCATGGCAAATTTGCAGGCAGTTTTACGGCCAGAAAAAAATGTTACGGTTCTTGGAGCAAAAGGCGAAGCTGTAACATTACCGCAATCACAAGCGCAAGGAATGCCTTTATATAACCCACAAGCTGCGGCAAGTTTGCAAAAAGAAAAAACAAAAACGCAAGCAAAAGAGCAGCTATCCACAGTTATTAACCAACTAAGTAACAGTTATGATGCTTTGGAAAAAGGCGGCGGCATAACAAGCACGCAGCAGGGCGCTTTATCAAACATTGCGGCAAGACTAAGCTCTAGCGGTGTCGGGCAGGCTGTTGGTGGCGCTGTTGGAACAGAAAACCAAAGACAACGGCAAGAAATAGCGCAAACTAGACCTTTACTCATGAACCTGATAAAAGAAGCAACAGGCATGAGCGCACAGCAAATGAACAGTAATGCTGAAATGATGCTTTACTTACAGGCCGCGACTGACCCGACATTAAGCATTGAAGCTAACAGGTCAGCATTAGCAAACTTGGACAGGTTATTTGGTCTTGGATTGGCAAAACCGCCGAAAGATAGAATGCCAACACCAGATGCAACTGGTGGCGGCAGGGCGCTTTCTGCTCAAGACCAACAAGCCTTAGATTGGGCTAATGCTAACCCTAATGACCCAAGATCGGCAAAAATCAAAACAAGATTAGGAATGCAATAATGCCTACTTTTGACCCGGACGCTTACCTTGCAAATAAATCTTTTGACCCTAATGCTTATTTGGGGACAAAAGAACCTAGCCTATTACAAAAACTAGGCAAAAATGTTGCTGATTATGCTCGACGTTCTGTAGCTGAAAAAGCAAACCTTGCGGCTGGTGCGGTTCGTGGTGCTGGCTCAATTGGTGCGACATTGCTGACCCCTTATGATTTGCTAGCGGGAAATACTCAATCTATTGGAAACCCTGAACGCAGACAAGCAATAGAAGAAGGTTTGCGATCAATGGGCGCAGACCCAGAATCCGCAGCTTTCCAAGTCGGGAAAATAGGCACTGAAATAGCCGGAACCGCTGGCGCTGGTAGTGCGCTTGCCAAAGGTCTTGGAATGATACCCGGTGTGGCTTCACGCGCTCCCGCTTTAATAAACGCATTAAGAACGTCAGGCATGACGACTGGTGCCGCACCTGTTACGACCGGAGCAAAAGCCGCTGATTTAGCTTTGAGAGCAGGAGCGGCAGGAACAACTGGCGCACTGGCGGGGGGAA